AGATTTTTTAATAATGATGTGGCTTGTATTGAATCAATATCAAAAGCGCTATCATTGATCGAGGGTACTTTTTCAGTTTGGATTTTTAATAATAAGAATAAAAAAGTTTATATAGCGAGGCAGGGCTCAACTCTGTATGCCGACAAGAAGGGCAATTTTTCGTCTATTAATAGTTCTAATAAATGGGAAGAAGTCCCAGAAGGTAAAATATTTGAATTGACAGCCAATGGGCTTACTCTTGCTGGTCAATTTAAATGTAGTTCTCCGTTTTTTGTTTTATGAAAGTAAATAATATATTGATTGTATCATGCGGCAAGGGAAATAAAAAAACTCTACTAAGTGAAAGTGTAGAAAAACTAACCGGTAGCGTCGAGCTCCACGAATTTAAGTCTAATACTAAATCTATTTGCGCGGTCTATAATGACTTTATTGATAAAAATACAGACTGCCAAGACGATACCGCTATTGTGTTTGTTCACGACGATGTTTATATAAACTGTAAAGACTTACACTCAAAAATAGAGGAAGGGTTTAAAACTTACGATGTATTAGGAGTCGCTGGAACCCTAAATGCTCAGATTAAAGAGCCCTGCTTGTGGCATATCATGGGAGAAAAGCAATATCATCGGGGAGCAGCGGCCCATCCCATTAATAAGGAACCCGGTTCCCTTGAGCCATACTATATTACATCTTTCGGGCCTATGCCGAGCAGAGCGCTACTAATAGATGGAGTGTTTATGGTCGTAAAGCCGTCGGTATTGAAAAAGACCCGGTTTGACGAGACTAATCCTGCGAGATTTCATTATTACGATTTAGATTTTTCGTTAGAATGTAATAAAAACCAATTTAAAATTGGGGTTTGGGATATTCCAATCATTCATATGTCTCCGGGCTTGTCCAATCCGGACGAAGAGTGGAAAAAGGGTCAAGATTGGTTTATGAATAAATGGGGATAAATATATTGATTAGTGGGAACAAATATATTATAGTTATATATGAATATATTTGTTTTGGATGATGACCCTAAAGAGGCTGCGCATCTAATGTGTGATAAGCATATTAGATCAAAGATGATTATTGAGTCTGGTCAAATGCTCGCATATTGCTTTACGCAGGAACAACTCGAGCAACCAGATTGCCCTCGCACCGCTACTGGCCAGCCGCGCAAGCAAGCAAAAAGGCATAGAAATCATCCTTGCTCTAAGTGGGTAGTAGAATCTCGGTCTAATATGAAATGGCTTATTGACCATGCTTTGGGGATGTGTGAAGAGAGGCTAAGGAGATGGCCTGGTAAAGAGCATTTTACTAAATCTTTTATTGAATGGTGTAGAGACAATACGTCTGCGTCTATTATACCAGAAGGTAATCTAACTCCGTTCGCAGTCGCTATTAGTGAAAGTATGAACTGTAGAAAAGTAAAGGGGTTTGAAAGCCTTTCTACTATTGAAAAGTACAAGTTATACTATAAGTTAGATAAGCCGTTTGCTGTGTGGAGTTACCCTACGGATTAACCTTCACCCTACGGAGCACATTATATGAAACTTGATCATTCCTTTATGGAGAAGATTATTCTTTTCCATTGCCTTACTAATGAGGCATACCTGACCTCTGTTATAGATTTTTTAACCCCTGGACTCTTTGATAACAAAAATAATCGCGATATTATTGATATTATTTCTAACTTTCATGATAGAAATAAAACTTGCCCGAACATCACAGAAGTAAAGGCTCTTTTAACTACGGATGAACTAAAGAGTTCATTTAAGAAGGTTGTAGAAGAGTTTACACATCTCGATAAAAAATATAATACTGAAGAGTTAGAAAGAAATACCGAGCAGTTTATAAAAGAGAAGGGGGTCTATAATACTCTTCTTGAAACTGCTAAAATGGTTAGTGAGGGTGGCGCGGATACAGAACTTATTCTTAATAAGTTCGAGAAAGCGTGTAATATTAACCTAACTACCGACCATGGTATTGAGTTGTATGGTGATATTGATCGTATTGTTGATGATTTGAATAAGACCGACCCGGTTATTTCATCTGGCTGGGAGTGGATGGATAAGATTCTCGGAGGAGGGTTCAAAAGAGACGGTAGAGCTATTTACATCTACGCTGGTAGACCGAATGTTGGTAAGAGTATCTTTCTTGGCAATATAGCTAATAATATATCAGCATCAGGTCATAATGTTTTGGTTATATCCCTTGAAATGTCTGAGATGGTATATGCTCGACGCCTGTGTTCTAATGCTACAGCTATACCTCTATCTGAACTTCAATTCTCGAGTGAGACTTTGAGAAGGGATATGCTAAAGATTAAAGCAAACAATCCTAAGCGCAGAATATACATTAAGGAGTTTCCTCCATCTACGATTACCCCGAAGCAGATTTCAGGATTTATTAAAAAACTTCATAATAGCGGTATCAAGTTTGATGCTATTGTTATTGATTACTTAAATTTGCTAAACTCGCCCGCAGGAACTAATCTATATGAGCGGGTAAAATATATTACAGAGCAGCTTCGCGCTATGACGTACATATTTAGCTGCCCTATTATTACAGCGACGCAGCTGAATCGTGGTAGCTTCAATGAGGCGAGCCCTGGTCTAGATGGCTTGTCAGAATCAGTAGGTGTTGCTGCGACTGCTGACTTTATTATGGGTCTCTGGCAGGATGATGAAGATATTGAGTTTCAAACTATTCATGCCGGTATAATGAAGAACCGATTCGGTAGAGCGGTTGGAACAAAGCGGTTTGGTATTGATTATACTACTCTTACTCTTAGCGAGTTTGATGAGGAAACTATGTCTAATACTGACGAAGCAAATGAAGTGTACAATACTCTCAGAATGTTGACCGATAGTTGACATATATTATATGAATACTATATAAATATAGTATTATGAGCTTATTTTCATGGGTTGATGCTGACCTAGACGGAGCGGGATCAAATCTCGCTCTTTCTTGGGTGTTTGGTAGGCAGATACCTGTGCGCGCTACTACCCCTAAGAAGTTTAGAAGCGATTTTAGCAGTTGGTACATACAAAATCAGCATAACTATAAAACTATCTTTATTTGCGACATTGACGTTAGTCAGCATTTAGATATAGTCGATAAAAAAAATATAGTTATTATAGACCATCACGAGAGTCATTTACTTAATAAAAGTAAATACCAGTTTGCTAAAGCTCTTGTCAAGCCTCATACTTCTTGCACCAAACTTATAATCGACACCTATAAGGATAAGGTCAAGTTAATGAAGGAACAGCAATTGCTGATTAATCTTATTGATGACTATGATTCATATACTTTAAAATATCCCTTTACGTTGGATTTAAACAGACTATTCTGGGGACTCTCCGGAGATAGGATTCAAAAGATGTATGATTCGTTCTATAACGGATTTAAGGGGTTTAATGCACAGCAAAAAAGCATAATAAATATCTATAACAGAAAGCTACAGCAAACAATAGCAGAGTTAGATATACATATCGGAGAAATTAGTATATCTGGCCAAAAAAGAAAGATTGTTTCAACTATAGCTGATTTTGCTATCAACGATGTGGCAAAAACTATTATTGATATGTATGATGCCGATATCGGCATTGTTGTAAATGTAAATTCTGGGTCTGTATCATTTAGACGTTCTACTAAATGTACCCTTTCAATGTCAGAGTTAGCAAAAAAAATTGCTAACGGTGGTGGTCATAGCGCCGCCGCGGGCGGGACTATAACAGATATATTTTTAGACTTTACCAAATCACTCAACAAGTTATGATTAGCAGAAACGAATTTAATCCCATTGAAAATATAAATTTTATTGAAAGCGACCATTTGTTGCTTTGCTTTTGTAGTCTAATTTGTTTAATACAGAATAAAAAGTTGAATCTTCCAAACATTTTCTTATTGTTATTAGATAACAAAAACTATAGAAATCTCTTCAAGAATATGACTGGCATTGACAGTGATTATGAAATATTTTTGAGATTTATACAGTATGATCCAACTCTAAGCAAGAGTAAGTATATCTCGAAATATTTGAATAAATGTCCGCAGTCGAAAATCTTGAAATAACTGATTTTGAAAAACAAATTTATAATCAGTATCTTATAGCGCTAAGAACATCGCAAGATAAGCCTTTTAAAATAAGGAAAAATTTTGATAATTTCTCGCAAGAGAATATCGCTATATGTAAAAAAATTGCCTATAGACTTCAGGCGTATCCTAATATTAATATTAAGGATTTTTTTAACTCGCCATATTTTGAGGACAAGACAGCAAGAATTGATTTAAAATTTTATGCTGCACCGAAAGCAATATCGTCTTATGCCAGATATATGAAGCATATCGAGTCGCTTGATCCGGATGATTTAGAATCTCTTACGAGAGCGAGGGATAGTCTGCTCTTTATAAAAAAATACTGCGACAGAAATAAAATATCAATAGATGAGTATTTTTGCGAAAAACAAGAGTCGCAATATTCCTGTATACTTCATCTTAAAGATAGGAAAACTTGGCTCTACCCGCTTTTAGATTTTAGAGGGTTTGATAGAGCAATACTTTTATGTGATAAGGATATTGTCCGACTTATGAATGGGGATAATTTCTTTGATAAAATAGACTTTGCGCGAAATAGATACATTAGATCAACCAAATGTAAACTACTAGTTCAAAAAATAAAAAATAAGTTGAAAATAAAAGAAAATACGTTATAATGTTATATATGAAGAAATTCAATTCATCCATGTTCGATAGTATCAAAGGTGCTCTTTCTAACCAAGAGCAAAGAACCAGTCTTAGCAACATTCTCGCAATGGAGCCAGGCAATACATATACAGTAAGACTTCTCCCTAATATGGATAAGCCAGACAAGACCCTATTCCATTATTTTATGGTAGGCTGGGAATCGTTTGCTACTGGTCAATATGTCCAAGCGGTCTCGCCGCAAACGTTCGGTGAGCGTGATCCCATTATTGAGGCGCGATATCGTATTTATAAGCACGGATCAGACTTCGAGAAAGAGCGCATTAAGGCTGTTAAGAAGAATGAAAAGTGGCTTGTCAATGCGTATGTTGTTGACGATAGCAAGAATCCTGATAATAACGGTCAGGTAAAAATTATTCGTTATGGTAAGCAACTTGAAAAGATTATTCGTCGCGCTATTGATGGCGAAGATAGTGAAGAGTTTGGCGCGAGAATTTTTGACCTCGGATCGAACGGCGTAAATCTTAAAATTGAAGTCGAATCGCAAGGCGAGTATCCGACCTATGTTTCTTCAAGATTTACTACTCATAAGTCTGATCTTGGTCTTTCAGAGAATCAAGTATCTGATATCTATTCAAAAGTGTTTGATCTTGAGAGCGTTTTCCAAGTTAAGTCTTACGATGAGCTTCAAGCGATGTTCGACGAGCATTTTGTAGCGAGCACCGTCTCGTCTACAAAGACTGTAGAGTCGCGACCAGAAGCAAGGCAGGAGGCAAGGCCCGCAGCTAGAGTTGAAGCGCCTGCTTCGTCTACATATGATGATGACGATGATCCGATCGTAGCCGAACTTCTTGCTGGTATTGGTGAAGACTAATATGGAAAATTCACCTGAAATTAAAAACGTTCTTGCTAACTTCCTTGGATTTGCGATGAGTAAATCCAAGGAGTTGGATAGCGCGATTGTACCGGGCAGCGCGGTTTCTAAAAACGGTAACAACATTGATCATTTAATATCAAAAGCCGCTACAGAAGTAGAGCAGAGATTTGGTCATCAATCTCATTATCAGCAGCCTGCGAGAGTGGAAACTTTTGATATTGCTTCTACTCTTATTCCCATGCCTAGCGATATGCCAATGGCACAAATCCCCGTGGCTCAAGCGCCTATAGCTCGTGCCCCTGAGTCGATCGATGATGGTCAACTCGAGTTTAACTTCGTCGAACCGAATACCCAAACGAAGTTGATACTTGACGAAATTAAACTACTTAATAGTAGAGTCAATAGTATTATTAGGATGTTGGAGGATAAAAAGGCCCCTGATAAAAAGGCCCCTGATAAAAAGACTTCTAGTAAGAAGACATTAAAGAATCAATGAATTTAATACTTAGTGATAAGATAGGGTTTATAACTAACTTTCTAAAACCTATTAATAGGTTTTCAGAGACTGCTATCTTGAATATAGTGGGTAATAAAATTACATCTCTGGTATCATCTGCGGATAATACGACTATATTATATGCTCAATATCTTCTCGACAAACAATATGACGAATCTAAGACTCTCAATATACCTAATATCGATAAGTTTATTAATTCCTTAAAAGTTATTGAGGATAATAATGTAGATTTGATAATAAACTCTAATAATATTCAATACAAGACTTCATCTCTTAAGTTCAAGTTCCATCTCTATGAGGATGGGATTTTATCTTCGCCGAAAATTAGTATTGACAAAGTAAATTCATTTACCAATGATGTTAATTTTAATATTGAGAGTAATGTATTGAATAGATTGATTAAGAGTTCGTTAATTACTCCGGAAATTAATAAGGTATATCTTTATTCTGAAGATAATAAAATACATGCCGAACTAACTGATAGAACTGTTAGTAATAGTGATATGTTTTCGTTTTGTCTTGTAGAAAACTATGATGGGCCTCCTCTTGCTCAGCCAATACCTCTTATGCTTGACCCTATTAGAGCTCTGAGCTCGTTAAATGCGAGTGCGAGCGTCGGTATTAACAATGAGTATGGTATTGCTCAATTTAAGATTCATACAAATCAGTCGATTTTACACTATATTATTACATCTCTAGTATCATGAACGAAGAAAAAAAGCGAAAAAACAATTTATATACTCTCGGATATTTCTTAAAGAGATTGAGAGATTGTAATTTTATAACTCTCAAGGTGTTTAATGGGTATAAGCAAGGCGATATTCGCAAATGGACTATACTCGTTGACCCTGGTGATACAAGCGTTTATATAACCTGTCTGTTTAGCAACGACACAAAAGAATTTATGTTTCATTTAGATGATGGAGGTAAATTATTTCCTAAGAATTTCTATATGAAGACAAACTCTATAGAAATTATAGTCGAAAAGCTAATTACACAAGGAGTATCGCAAGCGCTTGAGGGTAGTGAGTATAAGAAAGAAGCGGCATGACCGATATAGAATCACTCTCCGGCTTTGATGATGAGTCTGAATTTACTAGTTTAGATTATAGCGACTCGTTCTTTGAACGATTACTTACAAAGGCATTAAAAGAGCACTCTACGACTAAAAAATATTCAAACGAGTGTAAATCTGCTATAGTGGACACGGTGGGTGAATTCTTGCCGTGTTTTATTATTTTAGGATTTGACTATAACGGGGAAGCAATAGAAATAGTAAAGGGTAAGACCGATCAAGAAAAGGAATCGCTAGGAATGAGATTACAAAAATTTGCCCCTGCTTATTTTAGTAAACAGTTTAAGTCTAGCGACGATGATTTTTAAGAAACGTAAGATATTCGCTGTAGAAACCGGCGCTTATGCCGGTGAAATGTGGATTTATTGTAAAAAATCTGGCGACGAATATCAATTTTTATCTATCCCTATAATGGAGAATAGATGTATCAAAAAGGAACTATTTTATAATGGTTTAAAGGGCGGAGCTCTAAAGTTCGTAGAGAAAATACCGGGGTATGTATATCGTATTGCGGTAAAGCAATTCAAAAAAAATGAAAAAACACCTAATAATTGATGGAAATAACTTAGTCCATCGAGCATATTGGATTTCCAATAACAATGACGCCGCTGACCATGTATTTATTACCTTACGCGCTCTTAAATCTTATGTAGAGCAGTTTAAGCCTGATGAAGTCTGGTGCGCTTGGGATATGAGACTATCCAAGGAGCTAGCGTTGAGAAAGAAACTCGATACTAACTATAAGCAGACGAGAGATACCGAATACAATCAGCAAGTACATACAGATACGGATTTGATTGTAGAGTGCTTTGGCAAACTCGGTGTAAAAAATATATTCCCGACGAAAGGCGAAGCAGATGATATTATTTTTTGGCTCACTAAGGAAAAGGAGGGTAAGAAAACGATTGTTTCAGCAGATACTGATTTCTATCAGTTAATAAGCGAGGATACTAGCGTTTACAGCCCTACCAAGAAGATACTATATGATACGCAGGTATTCTCAGAGTTATTTGGGTTTGCTCCTGAAAAATACCCATTGTATAAGTCTATAACCGGGGATAAGGCGGATAATATTATCGGGCTTGATAAAATAGGTCCAAAGAGAGCATTACAGATTATCAAAGGTGATACTCTACTCACTGAAGAGCAAGAGAATCAAGTTTCTGAGAATATGAAGCTCATTGACCTGAATAACATGGGCTGCTTAGAGTGGGATGAAGAATACATAACTTATAATCGACAATCCTTCAATACCTTGCCTACTGACTTTGATGGTTTTCTAAGTATTTGCGAAGAGCGCGGATTTAGAACTATTATAAATCAACAGACTATTTGGCATAATACATTTTGTATTAAAAGTGTGATGGCGAATATTATTTCAGAATTATTTAGCATTTAGACTAAATAATATCATGGAACAATTCGTTAGACCGATAAATATACCCTCGCCTATCAGCGGGCAGCCAGTAGCCCCTCGTTTAATCGAGAGAGATCACGGGGACAAGATAGTTGTTGAAGCGCACTGGATAGATCCTGCTTCTGGCGCGTTTATTCGCAAAGGTATTGTCGAAATCCGCGAAAAAAACTAAGGTTTTGGAAAAATATTGATTTTTTAAACAATGAAAAGAGTATTTTCCGAAGCTAAGGATGAAAGACCGGGAATGCGTTATAAGCGTTCTCGAGAAATGGGAGCGCCAGAGGGAGTGTCGAGTTCCCCAATAGGTAAGGATTTCAATCCCGAGGTATACAAACCTCGTACCGATGGTCCAAGAGATAGAGGTATCCGAGACCATATGCGGTTGCAATGGCTCTTTAAGACAGCGTTTAAATTAATCCATAGACACGGTAAAGGCGACGAGCTTGATAATTTACTTGAAAAAGGTATTAAGCATCTTGATAGACTTCAATCCGCTGCGAGAGTTCTTACCAATCCTAAAAAATATGGGATAGAGGATAACCCAGCAGTGCTTGCAAGATATAAAGAAGACGCAAAAGAGAATAAGAGTGCTATTCTTGAAATGTATGGGGAGATTGAAGCATTTCTTGAATCATTAATAAAGAGAGTAGTATCTCAAATTTACATTAAAGCTAGCGAAGAAGATAAAAAGAAGTTATTAACCTTAACAAGCTTGCAAGATCTTCCGCAATTTGAAACTCTTAGAGAGGATGAAGCGGAGATAATAAATGATATTTTCTTTCCCCGAGGAACGAAAGCTGCTCCTGATGAAGTTGAAAGAAGGGTTAAAGAATTGGTGAATTCCTTTATGAAGCTCGATAAAGAGGTAATGGATGATACCAGCCAGGTTCATAATATCTTAACAAGGCTAAAAACTACATCTAAAACCGCTAATATTGAAAAGGATAATTCAATCGGATCGACAAGAAGGTCTCAAAACTTTACCGATCCAAGCGCTGGATATAAGAAATTCGGGGTAGATACTGCTCTTAAGCGAAAAATAACATCTGCTTTCGGTAAAGGTGATCTTGCCGAAGTAAAGGCTCAGCTCTCTGCTTCTGGTCGAGATGACCTTGCCGCGCTTGTAGGTAAAAAGTCTGAGGGCGAGATAATGAGATCTTATAGCACTGGAACCTCTCTTTCTGAGAGCTATACATTCCAGTATGACGTGATTGTAGAAAATCTGTTAAGAAAATACAGATAGTCACTTAATTGCTTCTAAAGCAATTTTAGCTCCCATACCCTTATATGAGTTATCCGCGATGAATTTCGCGGATATTTCATTTATATTAAACTTCATAGCAAGATCATTGAAGTCCTTATATTTGCGCCCGATTTTTTCCGGCCATATAAAGATAGTTTCATTCTGATCGGCAAGAATCTTAGACTTAGATCTACTTGCATTATCAATCCATTGAGAGTCTAAGACCCATATTTTCTTATATAGGGCGAGAGAGGATAGTTGCTCTAATTGCTTAAGAGTAAAGGATTGTTGTGATCTCTCTTGAATACCCGCGACTGCTACCCCGTTCTTTGTAAAGAAGCTATTTATAGGCCCTTCAAATATAAACACGTTATCAAGAGAAAGGTCTATATTATCAAATCCATACAGACTCTTAGTGCTATTAATCTTGGATATATATTTCGACTTACTATCGTTGTATAGAATAGTGCGTGATTGGTAGAAGACAGCTTCTCCGTTTTCATAGAAAGGTATAACTAACCTATTTTTATGAATAGGGTCATTCAAAGAGACAAATAGCGCTTTCGGCCTATTGATAGCGGTATCGAGCTTTCTATTTTTAATTAGTTCTACTGCTTTTTGTACCACTTTATGGTCTTTAAAGAACTCAAGTTGAGTATTGTCAAACAGATTGATACAATCCTTCGGCAACTCCGGGGTAATAATACTATCTTGCTTTACAACATCTCTTTCAATATAGTTTTCAATATCAATATCGAAATTTTTGAGCTCGTCAATAATATTTGTAAAATTAGACCCACTAACCTCTTTAATCCAGTTTATAGGAGTGGAAGACCAGCCGCAGTTATGACAATAGACATTATTTTTTGACGGTATAAAATAACATCTCTGCTTCCTACCTGCGGATTTGCCCTCTCTACATATAGGGCATCCGCATTGATAGGAGTCGTTGAACTTATTATACTTCGACTCTATACCGTATTGAAAGAACTTATATACGGTATACTCTCTCGGTATATCAATCATACTATAGTATAGTGTATAACTATACTAAATCAATGATAAATTATACGAACTTATACTTAGCGTCGTCCGAGGAAGCGAGGTAGCCTCTGAGAATTTCTTTTAAGCCCGCTACTTCCATCGATACGCGCGATATCTTCTTCATCTCCGAAGAGCGAATTTTATCGAGAATGGTATCAGGGACCGCGTTTTTGAGTTGGGATTGAACGGACGCTCCTTCAGTGCCGTTGAGAAACTCGACAAAATCTTCTAAGGTCGTAATCCAGGTCGTAAGTGCCTGTTTCATTGCTTGGTTATTTTTAGCAACTGCGACGGCTACCTCAGCGCTCGCGCCGGGGGCAGCTCCCAGCTGGCTTGCGTCTGTTCCGGGCTCGAGGGTAGATTGCATCGCAGCCGCTTCTGCCTCGGGATTTATTTCGCCTCCGAGGTCTTGTTCAAGATTAAGTTTAAAAACATTCTTGTAAATATTACTCATATCATTATTTATATCTTTTTTATTTATTTACTCGCTTTTTCCCATAAATAATGTATATGGATAATACTATTTCCAATCAAAACAGAAATACTACCGGTATCGGTAAGGGTGGGTCAGTTAGCGATGACATGAAATTTAGGCTCAACCCGGGTAGTGAAATTGAAAGGAATAAACAAAAGCATAATAAAAATTTCCAATCACCACCGACCTTGCCTCACGAAATAAATAGTATTATACCAAGGTTAGGTGATATTTTTAGCAGCATTCTTGAAATTAAAATGATGTTCCAGAATGTAAAAAACAATCCCGCAGTTAAAGGCTCACAATATAAACTTATTGAAGAGATATTAGAAAATCTTGATAGCATTAATATGACGGTCGCGGATATTTCTACAAAATTGGACGATTTGGCGTTGAATGATTGATAAAGTAGATTATATTATATAATCTATGGCTCCCATATTTTATATAATTAAATCTATCCTTATTACCGCCGCTATAAGCACTATTATAGCCTTAGTGTTTCTAAGCCATTTCTGGCAAGCGTTTGCTATATCTGCTGCGCTACAGGTTATAATATTCTATATTATTAATACTATACGAGATGTCTCTATTCAAAAATTAGAGAATCAACGCATAGCAGAATATAGTAAGCAAGGTCTACTACTAAAATGCCCTTGCTATAAGCAGAATCAAGAGTTCGTGCCCATAGTTCTCAACGAAAATAATAACTATAACTGCGAAGTATGTAGTAAGCCTGTAGTGGTGAGCATTGAAGCGACCACGCTCGCCGCGACTGTTCCGGTGGATTTAGAAAATTCTCAAGATAAAATCTCTCAAATTTATAGTAAAATAACTAATGGAAACTGATATCACTAAATCGACTTTATATAAAGAGGCTGTAGATGTAATGCCAACGAGCATAACATCTCCCGAGAGAGTAAAGCAGACCCTTCAGGAAATATCAAATAGTCTCGACGATACAATAGACAAAGATTCTGCCCACTATTCTATACACTCTCTTGGTAAAATGTATAGAAATAGTTTGGGTAAAAATACTAAATCTACTCATATTTTATCGCATCTTTTGAATTGTTATTATGAATTATTACAAAAGGAACTCGGATATAATAATAGTATAGAGAAAACCGAGATAATAAAAAAGAGCATGCTAACTATTCACAATACCCTTGATATTCTCGAAAAATTGGGGTATGAGTGTGATGGCGAGCGATTTAAGACTCTTTTAAGAGCCTTTAGTATTTAATTATGATAAAAAACAAAAAAACAGGAAAAGCATGGGGTGATATGTCAGTTGATGAGCAAGCGCGCTGGCTATGTTTAATTCAAGCGGTAGATGTGTCCGCAAATTTCGCAGAAAAGCGAGGTATTAATACCGATAAATCATATGAGTGGATTAAGCCCTGCGCTTATTCAGCTTATATTAACGAAATGTTACCCTCAATGAGGCTGCGACTTCAGCAAGAGCGTGATGGCGCGGTTTTCAATGATTAAGATATTTTGTTGCTTACATTATATATCGTGTTAGTAGGTACATACTGATAGTTAATTCCGCTAACGCCGCACATACCAACAGATTTAAGTCGATGCGCGGTGGATAAAATATGGTCAGGCTGTATTGATATATTCTCTTTAAAATATAACTTTATTTTATTTTCTTGAGGCAATAATACAACATCTTCTATAATAGGATTACCAATAGTTTTAATACTACTATCATTAAATAAATTAAGCAACATAGATGGAGTTATAAGAATACTATTTAAAAATGATATCTCCCCAGGCCTTCCAGGGTCGGAATTATTAAAAATATTTAAAATGCTATAGCTACTTCTACTTGGTATTAACCTGATGAATGCTTGACTTATAGTGTTATATGTAGTGCTTAGAGTCTTATTAATAGTACTATTAAATTTATTTGTTTTTATAGATATATTAAAGTCGTGATAGTCGATTATAGTAATATCGCCTGATAAACACCCTATATTTGCTGTTATTCTTGTAAAGGGTATGTCTTTGTACAGGCCAATAATTGAACTTAGACCATTGATAGCACTATATAGTATATCATCTGATGTTCGTTTGCTAAGATAGGTAGACGCGTCATATACCTTCCATCCCGACGGCGCATCGAATAGAACAAAAGAACGTTCTTCGTTTGTAGTATTATATGATGACCTGTCAGTTCCCCATACCTGATATACATTGAATGTGAGTTGGCTATCTACAATCTCAACGTTTTGATTATCTTTTAAATTTCTTGTTATAGATCCAGCCGTCGGGATTGAACTGACCGGATTATTTATCTCCCCGGTTGTTACTGGGTTATCAAAAACAACCGAATCTGTATTTAATTCAATACCCCATATTCCAGAAAGAGTAGAGGTTGAGTTGAAGACTTCGTTTGTAATTAGAAGATTTTTTATTGATCCGTACCCCGTATTGCTGCCGAAACTGTATGTAAGTACCGCAGTGTTAGGGTATATAAGTGTACTAGTAGGTATTGCATATGAATTAGTACTAAGAGTGGTACTGTAAAGAAGATTATCAAAAGCAACCGCAGCCGATAGACAATGATCGGGCATATCTAAGCTTCTGAGAGTATACATTGGATATGTATCTTTTATAATTCTGTTTTCAGGAGGAACACTAAAGAGAGATACTTTTGTGTCTACATCTACGTAGCCCACCGATTTAGGCAAAACAGTTGCACCAATAAAGGGGTAATCGGTAACAAAAAATTCCCTAGGTACAGCTGTACTACTAGTAATAACTTTCGGCGCTACTATATCTGCAGCAGCCACAAATGTATTATTAATAAAATCTACAGACTTCCAGGGTATTAACGGAATTGCCGGGCTGTTTATTGTTTGCCATTCTATACCATTTGTTGAGTATAATATTGCTCCCCGGGCAGATAGCCCATCCACAAGCCTATCCTCTGTCATGATCTGCGGCGATCTGCGATCACTAGGGGGAATGGGGAGCGGATAATAAAAGTCATATTCCGTGACAGTGCTTCCCGCCGCAATAAATACTCCATTTTGACAAGTGACACTCTCCCATGATCCAACAATAGAGTTTTGAACAGGATACCATCTTGATAGATCGTTTCCAGAAGCATACATTATTGGAGAATATCCTGCGTAGTTTCTACTTACCGCTACATATATATCATTTATATTATCATATGCCAAATCAGACCATTCGTTTAAAGCAGGAGGTCTAGCAGATAACCAATTTTTACCATCTGAGGAATAAGCGATTCTACCTGATCCGCTATCCGACACTGTAACAAATTGTTTGCCGTATACTATTGAGGACCAGTTAGATTTTGATGCGGATAAATCTATATGTGTAGAGGTTAAAATAGGGTCTGCAGATCTTATCCATGCAATACCATCTGTAGAATACGCTCCAGCCCCAGACCCTACCGCTACAAAGGTTGGCACATAGGAGGCTGTAAGACTGAGAGGGGCCGTATTCCCTTCGTATATCTTTCCAAACTCAACATCCCGCCAATCTACCTCTGATCCACTAATACTCCCAGAGACCCATGCGCCGGTTGTATCTGAGTAATACGTAACGTTCCTTGGACCAACCGCGACAAATCTACTAATAAATTGTCTGGTTTCACTCTCTAATACCGGGTAATATGTACCAGATAAGCTAGGGGTTGATACAGTAATAAATAAAGTGTTATTATCTTTAGGCGCGGTAAATATGGGTAGTATGCCAGATGTAATTCCTAGTAATGGATCAACTATCAATGTATTTTCCGCGGAATATGCTGACAGCCAGTTTACTCCATTGTCTCTAGAGACTAATATATTTGAAGGGGCTGGATCTTCAGGTTTAGACCCTGACGCAATCGCAACTAGAGTATTGTTTTTATCTGAATAGATTTTAGTCCATTTTTTAATACCTAAATTACTCCCACTAGGGGATGATGTCCAATTAAGGGGTAGCTCTTGAGATGATCGAGTAGCATTTATGTCTCTCCTATCATATATTAGCTTTGTAGTACTTTCAGACGCATCACATGGCCAAGTCACCTGCACTTTATAGGTAAACTCTAATCCTTCCCCAGGTCCCAAATTTATAGGAGAAAATATCTGTCTCGCAAATGCTTTTTGATTAACCCCAGGCTTAATTACAAATTCTTGTAGAATTATCGGGGTAGATGTCGTTTTTGTTCTAAAAAAAGTTGTATATTCCGATATAGATGTTTCAGGCACAAATACATTTGTTGTAGATAGTGCGAGTAAATCGTTGAAGATATTCGAATAGCTAAAGCGCGTTCCAATTATACCGGTATCTGACGGGGAAGCGGGAGTACTAGAATTTCCCAAATCTAATAACTGCATTACTTCAGTTATTGACTTAGTATATAGGTACTCAAGGCCTGAATCTACAATTAGATTTTTTTGAATAGGGGATTGATAAATAATATTTTCCGGAACTTCCTTATAGACTCTATAAGAGAAATATCCGTTTATATCTGTTTTTAATGAAATATTCATGTTAAGATGAAACTATAAAAGCCCAGGTGCTGTTGTAAAGAGGGGCACGGACCCTTACTCCAATCGGGCCGGTACCTATGGTTCTAAACGAGGTAGTGCTAATGCTGTTAGATAAAGTATCAATTGGGGGCTCCCCAACCCTGGCTAGGTACCGATTAATTCTATCTATAAAATATGGGTCAGAATTACCTATCCACTCCGTATCTCTAAGCACCGTTTCAGTATTAAGGTCTACGACTTGGAATCGCTCAGGAAGATCCCGCGCAGAATAGGATATTTTATAAAGGGTATTATTCTTCCAGGGGGTAAGAGGACCATTAAAGTAATATGGGTAGTAGCTAATTTTATCTGTAACGGGGGATTTTAAATTAATACCTGTAATAAGAGACCCGGTTAATGGAGGGGATCCGCCCGGCAATACAAGCTGCTCAGGGCATCCTACTCTAAACGTATATTCTCCGCCATGCACTGGGGCGTATACTAATATCTCTATTTGGGACGTAAAGGAAGAATTATTTCTTTCTATAAAATGAGTCCCGCTTATGGTTTGGGTAATTTGCTCGCTCGAAATAGGTATATTTCTTAGAGCGAATTCGCTAAGTAAGTTAAAGGTTTGATTACTGTTCGGGCTCGCATAGCTAAGGCTAGATACAAAGGTAGTGCTTGTAGTGCCGTAATTAATTGCAATTTTTATTGGCTGCTTGCGTATGGTGTATGTAAAAATTGAAGTGCCTATTTCACTGCCTACGTCTACAATATACCTTATCGGAAAAGGGTGAGTATTTCTTGTGTTTGCATTAAAGTTAATTTGTGCAGAAACTGTAGTACCGCAAGTAATATTAATTGGCGCGGCCGCGCTAGGCACTGGGGCAGCAGCTCTAGTTATATAGGTGTATGCATTGTCTAGAGTTATACCGCTTATTAGTATTTGCTCAATACTACTAAGTGCTTCAAAGCTCGCCAGGCAGGATTCAGGAGAATCTGCGATTTGGTCGCCAACTACGCATGGTACATCGAAAATTCTCGGTAGGGCTCTAACTACGGTAGGGTCGCTCGGCGGCTCAATGGCGGGGAGAGCGCACACAGGATATACCGCAAAACTATTATCTTTTGGTTCAATAATATTTGAATTCGGGGTATCTGTTTTACCTTCAATATGAAAGTTTTTAATTGCGAGGATTGCTTGCTTTGCGTTACCCCCGCTAACAGGCGAGGTATATCCAATACCGACTTTATATGTGGTATCGTTAGATAAATTCAGGCTTACCGGTATTTTAAATATCTCGGTAAAGTTATTTTGATTTTTATAATCTATTTTTAAGGTTTGCCCTATATCAGTTAGCCTAAATCGTAATCTATTAAATTCTTGAGAACTGAGAAGGAATTTAAAATCTGTGTATAGAGACGTTAAAGCGACGCTTGTAAGGTATTCAAAGTTAGTCTGGCCGTATCGAACAGTCAGACTGTTAGGTATAGTGCTTAGAATGCCCTTAGATACGCTATTGCTGCTAAGCGCAAATAGACCAGTCGTATCAAAGTTAATACCGAGTATAGCGCTAACAACTGGGGCAGAAAATATACTATTGCCCCCTGATAGAAAGCTGCCAGGACTATAATAAGCGCCACCGATGCCTGGCCCTCCGCCAGATAGACTATCTCCATCAAATAGGAATGTAGTAAAGGACCCCTGCGATGATGTATTTCCGCTTAAAGAATAATCAAACGACCAAACAATATCGTAATTTGCGTTGTAAGCAATATTATGAGCTATGCTATTACATATAGTATTATTTGGCAAATGTATATTGGCCATATATGTATTTAATCATTATCTAAAGAATCGATATTAGTTATTATACTATCAATTTTTTCATATAGATTGCCTACATGCAAAAAAGCGCTAGGGCTAATAAGACCGTTTTTTGATGATAACTCTATTATTTTTTTTAATAATTCGAGATCTTGAGTTGTAATATCGAGGGTTATATCCATACTATAGATTTATAACAATATTACAATTCTTCAACAATAATAAGACCATTGCCAGCCCGGGCAACTTCTTGGCCACGGTCATCACTTCTAGCATACCCTGAGCCACCGCCGCCGGGTGCTGGTCCCGAACCATATAGACCGGCAGCCCCCGGTCCGCTTGGACCGTTAGCCATGAACTGCCCTCCTTCTCCCCCTGTAAGGAGTACATAGCTTGATACTTTTGCATGTGAAAATACGACTGGTTTACCGCCCTCGATTCCTCCCCGAGCAATCCCATTTGCAGACCAATCAGAGAAATAAGGGGTTGCTCCGTCCCGGCGCACCGGGTCGTATGCTCCTCTTGCAGATAGAAGCGGGGTAAGGCCAGCTATTCCACTAAGAGAGAATCCACTATCATCTCCCCAGCCCGCGGTTAAGCCGAGAGTTTCAGTTAAGGGGTCCGGGGTCCTAATTGCAGTTCCCGCTCTACCAACATATGCAACATACTTCTCTCCTGGCTCAACATTTATATACGCTATTATAGACGACCCGGCGCCGCCTTGAGTGCCATTTGCGCGCCACTTAAAGGTGTCAGAACCGGTTTGATATCTTGTATACCCTACCCCGCCTGGGCCTGTTGCTGTTACTTTAACTCTATAAATATTATCCGATACAGTATATACAGCGCTACCCGGGTCAGAATAGGTATACATCTGCGGAGACCTCGCTCTATTATATGCTGCTACGACCGGAAGATTACCTGTTCCAATATCCCCTGGCGCTATAGATAGATTGTAGGTACCCGCTGAGTTTATAGATGTCGTGGAAGAACCTGCTGTAATATTGTAAGCAGATAGCCCCCCACTAGATAATACATTTATTCGAGCTGTATAAGAAGCTCCTTTAGAGGAGTGTTTTATTAGCCATATACCCGCTATAGCGCGGGCTGCGGAATATGACCAAAGTTCTGGGAGCTCTCCCCCCGGGTCGGCGCCGCCGAAAATATTGATAGCGTTATAAGAGTAATCTCCCGCTGCTCCATTTCTATAAGATATTCCGTCCGCAACTAGTACCCCCGCGCCTTGGCCATTAGGTGGGTATGTAACAGCGTAGCTTTGCAGGGTTTCATTTGAATGTATTATAGGAGAAGCTCCTCTTGCGCCTGCACCAAATGGCATACCCCCGCTCAGGAAGTTAGGTAGATTAAAATGGGTAGCTGTACCTCCGTATGTATTTTTGATTGCAGCGGAAAGTTCAGGATAATCCGTTCCCAGCACGGAGCGTCCATCGCAAATAAGCCATCCATCAGGGTCAGCCCACGAGCTTACTGCGTAGAAAATTATAGTACCTACAGGCAAATTAACAATGGGGGTACCAGAGCTAGTGTCTGCAGCTGCTGCTGGCGACCAGGACAAGGCCCCATTACCATTTGTAGTTAAATAATAATTATTGCTTTGACCAGATAGTGGGAAAGTATATTGAGCACTCTGAGTATTATTAGTAAATGTTAAAACATTAGGAATAGTTAAGGAACTCGCGGTATTAATATTGATTTTATTAACATTTGCCGTCAATGCAGTAACGGTATTAACGTTAATATCCCCCGATACAATAACCTTGTTTGCAGATTTAGAAAGACCAGAGCCAAGCGCTTGACTAGAAATATGAACACCACTTATTTCTTTAACAAATAAACTCCCCGCTGCGGTAGATGAGAGGGTAGTATTATCTGTGTTTATATATTTAGGACTTGCAATAAGTTCCCAATCACTTAAACTTGACCCGGTACCACTTATTAACTTATAGATTTCTTTGGTATCAGATTTATATACTAAATCATTTACATTAACAGTTTCTTGTATATTAGTAATATTAGTGGTTGTATTATGAAACTTTACACTCGTAGGTATGCCCCCCGCAGTAACTCCGTCTCCTATATATAATCTTTTTGTATCTACGGCATATCCAAATTCTCCCTCAGAAAGAACTATATTTTTTCTTTCGAGATCACTGCCTCGCCGCGCTAGGAGTTTTATTATTGTATTACTATCGATTTCTATTGAGGACATATTAACAAGTTCCGGTTGTAGTTATAGTGTTCGAGCTATTTACAAAATAAATCTTATTATCTATAGCCCACCACCCTGAGAGAGTTGGCGTAATTACAGTAGCAGATACATCTACGGAAGCAGCAATCAAGCTTCCGATTCTAAGAGTATTATCTGCGGAATAGATGTCATACCCATCTGCGCGGTCTGTCCAGTCATTTATGCCAGAGCACGCCGCGGCAGTTAGTACTGCAGAACAAAGTTCGCCGACATATGTACCTGACGGATCATACGCTCTATACCCAAAATACGTATATGGGTATCGTAGAGTTACTGTACTAGATACCAAATCAATTACCGATTGAGGTACGGTAAAAATAGGTATTGCAACATATTGTGAATTTAAAAAGTTTCTAGTATCTCCGGTTGTAATATTAGGGGTACCTATTCGAGTAACCATAAACCCTGCGGAAGAAAGGCTAATATTAGAAGCTCCGACGCCCGTTGCGGCTGTAACTGTTGATCTTCTGTTTTCCAATCCAGAAAGTTGGGACGCAAACCCAGCAAAAGGAGAAGTGCTGGATGATAGAGGCAGGCAAATATTATTGTCAATTGATAAGATAAGGCCTGCCTTATCTGTTATAATATTTGGAGATATATATTGCCTGTTATTATAAGTAAGCTTGTTTTGCATTCTCAATAGCCCGCTATCTAGATAAAAATTATCATCTACTTTTTTAATGATATGGCCTAGAGATTTATTACTTAGATCATAAGACATTCCCTCGCCGAGCTTAATTTTAGACCCATCTATGGTGCCTATTGTAAGTTGACCAGAAGAATTGAATGTAATAGAATCAAAATCTACAGAGGCTGATAGAGGCGAGCCGCTTCCCCCGGCTAAACCTTTACTGAGAGCGCTACTATTGATTGAACTTATCCCAGTGTCTGCCCGGATTTTAATTACATTATCTACAATATGAAATACATTGGGATCCATATTTGCGCTCAATCCACTAACAGAGTTGAGTGTGAGACCTCCAGATACAAAAACAACATTTGAATTTAATTTACCAGCAGTAATTGCAGATGGCTGCAACATTGGGGTTGTAATTCCACTGCTCTTTATGCTTAACTTTCTATTTGCATCATATTCAATAGAATTATTATTTACCTGCGCACCTACAAAGGACCAGGCTGATAATTTAGAATAATCTGTGCCAGTTAGCTGGTATAAAAAATTGTTTTCATATACTAAATCATTTTGATAAGCAGTAGAAATTAAGTTTCTTGAATCAGATGTAGGCAGAACCTCATGTATTTTAGACGCGACCGTTTCTCCTCCAGGTGTAAAGCCATTGCCTACAAAGAGTCTTTTTGTATCTACTGTATATCCTAGTTCGCCTTGCTCAAGCACAACAATTTTGCGCTCCGCTTCAGAGCCTCGGCGAACTTTTAATTTTATTATACGTATATTTGGCATTTTTTTGAAAATTTTAATTTAGGCCTACTTCTCCATCTGCAATGTAATGAACCATTGCAACCCGCATTTTACCGCTCGGGTACTCGGAATCCAGCCCCGATCGTCTTCTGACCTGCCAGACGGCGGCAGTACTATGGTCTACAAAACATGTGTGTGTCGCAATGTCTCTGTCGTCATCGTCATCAAATTGACCGGTCAAAGAGAAGCAATTTGGGCCCGTTTGGTTTAGCGGGCTAAATGAATACGCAATATTACCCGGAGGCTGTTCAGCGGGAAAGCGCCACTGCAAATTATGAGAGGTGGGATTAACAGGCTCAGTACCATGATGTTGAATTGCCCCTGCCCTACTAGCTCCAAATTGTGGCCGGTTACTATACATATATGTTTTACTAAAATATCTTTGGCATAGAGCTAGTTCAGCGCCAAATTCTCTAAAGTCGAATTCAGTTTTTGATGAGCCCCTCTCCAGCTTGGGTAAATAGAAGTATTGACCTCCCCCGGTAAATCTTACCACAATATTACCTGGGGTATTAGGTATTGTAAAGGTTTGCGATTGCCCGTTTGCAAGATCACCGGGCCCAGAAAACACTTGCGTATATGCGTTTCCGTAGCCATGAAAAACAGTAGCAG